TTGCTGCTCCAGGACCTCCTGGACCTCCTATTCAACCACAACCACAACAGCAGTTAATTGCTGCTCCAGCGGATATTGCTACACTGCAAGATATTTCAAAATCTCTTGCAAAAATTACTCAACTTCTCACTCAACAAAATTCGCAGGTTACTGCAGAAGCAAATCAAGAAAGAAAAAATCAAGAAAACGCCAAAAGAAATAAAATAGAACTTGGATTAGAAAATAGTTTTGCATCAGTTAAAAATGTTGCCCAATCAGTTATTGCACCTGTAAAAAATATTCTTGATTCAATTATACAATTTTTTGTTACTTTATTTTTAGGAAAGGCAATATTAAATCTAATAGATTGGTTTTCTAAAAAAGAAAATCAAAGTAAAATAAGATCTATTGCTAGGTTCTTGAAAGATTGGTGGCCCACTCTTGTTGCTGGTTATATACTTTTTGGTACAGGATTTGGTAGAGTTGTAAGAAATCTTGCTGGTGTTGGTTTAAGAGCAGTTGGTGCTCTTGGTGGTATAACCTTAAAACTTATAGCTGCTATTGCTACTGCAGCTGGTTTTAAAAAAGCAGGAGCTGCAATGTCGGCTCTTGGTGGTGGAGGAGGATTTAAGGGTCTTGCGGCAAGATTGGGAGTTGGAGCTCTTGTTGCTGGTGGTGGAGCATTAGTAGCAAGTAAAATGATGGGTGGGGGAGATGCTCCACAAGTATCAATACCAGAACCAGCATCTTTACCAGTAGCAGAAGCATTTGGTGGTGGTCTTATTGATTTTAAGACGATGCTTGCTGCCTCTGGTGGTCAAGTTGATTCTAAGTTAGGCATCTTTGCACAACTTTTTGGATCTGGTGGGCTTGCTGGACTACTGAATAGTGCCCCAGGAGTTGTATCTGGACCAAAAGGTATTGATAAAGTTCCTGCGATGCTTACTGATGGTGAGTTTGTGATGTCTCGTGGAGCAGTACAAAAGTTTGGTGTGAGTAATCTTGAGGCAATGAATGCTTCTGGTGGTGGAACCAATAAACCAAAAATTGTTCAGAAAAGAATTCACGCATATGGTGGTGGTTTTGTTGGTGATGATGAACTTTATCGGCAAGCCGCAAATTATAATAGAGGATCAAATCTTAAAGAAATTTCTTATGATCCAAATAATAAAGAGCATAAAAATGCATATGAAAAATTTAAAAAAAGAGTAGTTGACAAAGGATTATATAAACCACCAACTGGAGCAAAAGCAAATACTTCCCCAAATATAAAAACTGATGTTAATGTAAATTACAAGTCTTCTCCCAAAAGTTCAATGGTAAGATCTCCGGGTGCGGGACTTTCTACAAATGCAAAACCTCCAATACAACAAATAAAAACAAATATGAATGTACCTGGTGGTCGTATTCGTGGAGGTCGTGGTGGATTATCCGGAACTATTTTAACCACATTAGCACAAATATTTGCTCCACAACTAGGAGATGCTACAGGAAGTTTGTATAATAAAATGGGAATAGGAATAGGTAATCTTTCCGATGCAGAATTAAAGAAAAAAATTGAAGACGAATTAAAATTAGAACAGTCGTTATCTAGTTCTACTAAATTTGCAGCAGAACCGAATGAAAGACTAAATTTATTCCAAAAGGAATCTGAAAGAAGAGGGTTGAATGGATTAGGAGGTCGTGGTGACGAGTCCGGTGGAATGTTCCAACCTGGTGGATTATTTGGTGGTCCCAGAATGAAAGCAAGAACAGATTATGCTGCATCAAAAGGAAAATATTATTCTTCTTCTGATCAAAAAACCTATGCGAATGAAAATGATGCGAAGGCAGCCAAAAAATCTAGAATGACTTCACTTGCATCACAACAAGGATTGGATAAATTGAGTTATGCAAAAAGAAGTGGACAGTATGGTCTGGGTGTAAGAGGAGAGGCAGAAAGAGCATCTAAAAAAGAAGACTTTGATAAAAGAGGTGGTATATTTGGTGGTATTGGTAGAGGACTTACTTCAATGTTTGGATCTCAAAAAGACATTGATAAGAACAAAGTAGCTGATAAAGCAGCAACAACAAAAGTAAAACAATCTGGTGCTGAATCTATTGGTAGATATTATTCTTCATCTGATGGTAAGTACTATAAAGATTATAATGCTGCATCTAAAGCAAGAAAAGCAAGACTTGCAACAACTCCGGTGAAAGGAAAACCAATAACTCCAACACCAAAACCAAAACCAAAGGTATATAATCCCGCAGGTGGTGGAATGGGTGGTGGAAGAGGGTCTGGTGGAGCATCTAAAGGGACAAAACTACCAACTATTCCTACAGGTAAAGATAATAGTAAAACTGCAAAGCAGTATAATATTAAATAATGTCAAAAATAATTTCTCCTTTAACTGGAACCTTACAATCTATTAAGAAGCAGTTTATTAGTAAGGAGAAACTACTTAAATCCACTCTTAATGTTCAGAAAAAAAGAACTACTTTAAATCGGTCAAATGCAGAAAGAGAAAGATTTATTGATTATGAAAAAGTATTAGAAAGACCTCTACGTTCTTTGGGAAGAGGTATTAAGAGTGTAGTGGGTAAGAGATTGGGATTTTTGGATAGTCTCAAAACTTTTATAGTTAATGTTTTGCTTGGGTTTATTGCTTTAAGATTATTAAAATATCTTCCACAACTCATACAATTTGCAACTACTGCCTTAAAAGTTGGAAATTTTATTCTTGATATTGGTGGAAAAATATTAGATGGTTTAATTACTTTTGTTGACTATGGATATAAAGCATATGATCACGCAAGAACAATTGTAGGAAAAATTGGTGGTGAAAAAGCAATCTCAGATTTAGATAATGCAACTAGTGAAAGCACCAAAGTAATGAATCAACTTTTCATTGCTGCAATGTTATTCAGTGATTTTAGTCCATTTGCAAGTATGGGAAGTGCTCCATCAATATTTAATAAGAGTGCTGATGCTATTAAAGGTAATATATCAAGTGAGGTTGCAAGTGCTGCATCAAATGCAGCAACTAATGCAGCAGGAAAAGCAGCACTAGGTCCTCTAGCATCTGCTGGAATTATCATCGGTGCTGGATTACTTTTCTCTGCTGCTGGTGAAGGTGTATTTCAGTTAACAAAATGGGCAAAAGGATTAATTGGTTTTGGACCAATATCCAAATTTTTTCAGGTTCCTCTTGGTATTCTAGAGGGAGTTGGAACTATTTTTGATATTCTTGGTGCTCCTTTTAGATATGGTATTGAGTTGATACGTGCTGGATTTATGAAAATGTTTAATATGAAAGATGGATTAGAAAAGCAGGCTAAAAATCTTGGTAAATTTGATGCAAGAGTAAGAGAAAATATAAGGAGATTTGCTGGAGTATTTGCACCCGTTTTTACTTTCTTCGGTCAAAATGATACTGCTAAAAAATTATCAACTCCAGGATCCTTTGGAAGTTTATATGGTGAGAAAGCTGTTAAAGATATGGGGTATAGTGGTGGAGGAAAAGTAATATCTGTTAGAAAATATGCTGCTGGTGGACCTGTTAATATTTCAAGAACAGAAGTAGAGGAAGTTGATATTCCAAGAGGTGAAGATATTAAAAAAAAATCTACAAAACCAGGTGCTTCTATTGGTGGTGAAGAACGTTTCACTAAAGTTTTTCCTGGTTCAGGAGGAGATGCTTCTAAAATGAATCGTTATGATTATATGACGAATTCTTATGATACTATTAGTGGTATTCCTGATTTGGGTTCAGTATTTGCTCTTACGGCTAAAACATTATTGGGAGATTTGGTCACAAAAGATGATTATGATAGAGCATCTAGTTCATTAAGTAGTTTTATGTTGTTGGGACTATATGAAACAAACCCCGGAGCATATCAAAAGTTTTCTTCTTTGATTGATATTAAACAATTTAATAGAGCAATATCAGGATTTCTAATGAAGTCTATGCGTATGCCCCTTGGTGGTATTATAAGTTTACTAAAAATTCAAGTTGGACTCATACCAAAACCAGGTGAAGATGAAAAAAAAGAAAAAAAAGATAGTAATAAAACTGAAATGTCTGGAACAGGAGATTATTCTCCAGAAGGACTTCAAGGAGAGATTTACAAATATCTCATTTCAAAGGGAATGGATGATATACATGCAATAGGTTTGATGGCAAATATATCAAGAGAAAGTGGATTTAGACCTGGAGTTCAAGAAGAAGGTGGTGGAGGTGGAGTTGGTCTATTTCAATATACTAATGAACCAAGAAAAGGTAACTTTTTAAAGGCAGTTCCAGATTATAAAACAAACTGGAAAGGACAAATTGATTATGCACTTAAAGAACCAGGAGAACCAGCACCACAATGGCTTGCTATGAAGTTTTCTTCATCACAAGAAGCAGCAGATTGGTTTATGAGGAAATGGGAAAGACCTGCTGAATACATTCAAAATGATAAGGGACCAAAAAAACATAAAGAATATATTGCAAGTCTTGAAAAATATAAAAATAAAACTGGAAAAGGTTATGATTTACCATCTAAAGCAACTGATGTTGGAAATATTAGTGGTGATCCAGGACCTGGTGGTGGAAAGTTGAGAATTGGTCGCACTGGAAGTATGAGTGTGGCTGCTGGTTGGGGACATGCACACTTTGATACTGTAGCAGGAACTCCTGAAAATGTTATTATAAGAGATACAGTTCCTCTTTTGAAAAAAATGGCAGCTGCTGGATTAAAACCAGAACTTGAAAATGCCACTCCCATTCTTCCGGGTAAAGACAATGATTACTATATTAATCTTATAAAAAGTGGAATTCAACAGCACGGACATAAAGCAGGACCAAGATTTGATGTTAATACACCAGGATTTCCGCTTGTTCCTTTTCCACTTACTGATGTTAGAAATACCCCAAATAAAGGAGAGGGAATTAATGCTCTTGTTCCAGGATCTGGAAAAACTGCACTATTTCACCTAGGAACTAACTCATCTACAGGAAGAATGACTGGTGGTCCTACTTTATTTGGTGGTATAAGACAACTGCACGAAGGAGAATATGTAATTGATAAGGATTCAGTTGATTTGTTTGGTGGAACTTTTTTCTTCAGTATGATTAATGGAGTTGAAAATAAAAAACAAAGATCTGAAAAATCTTCTCAACTGATGCAACATTTGAGTAAATATACTGGAAGAAAAATAGATCAAAGACCTGAAATGATTGTTGAGAACTCTGATCCTATAATAATTCAGGGACCACCAACTTATATTGAATCCAAGTCTTATGGTGGATCATCTGGTGGTAGTTCTGGATCTAACTGGGAACTAGATATGTTGGAGTTGAGAGCATAGAAAAATGGCATATATTAAACTAAAAGATCCTACTGCTTTCATAATTAAAAAACAAGTTATTCAGGTAGAAAAACTTGTAGGTAAAAAAAATAAATTTAAGGAAGTTGCATTTAAGAAAAAAATAAAACTAACAGAAAGTCTTCGTAGAGAAGAAACTGAAGAATCTCTTGAAAAATATAAAGATAGAGGAAGTAAGATAAAAGGATTCTCTACTCCACGTCTTGGATTTCTTGATAGTGTAAAGAACTTTTTATTCACCGTCTTATTTGGATCACTAGCTCTTAAACTATTACCGTATCTACCACAACTAAAAGGATTATTAATCACCACTCTTAAAGTTGGCAACTTTGCAGTTGAATTTGCAGGGACAATTTTAAATGCAATGGTAACTTTTATAGACAAGGTATATGGAATTATCGATTTTGGAAAGCAACAAGCAAAAATTCTTGGTGGTGGTTCTGGTGTTAAAAATTATGAAAAAATGTTGGGAATGTCCAACAAGGTTATAAACACTATGTTGATTGCTGGGATGTTATTCTCAGACTTAATTTCGTTAAAGGCACAAGCAGATTCTAGTCAGGATGCTATTGGAGAAATTGGAGAAACAGTTGCAGGAGAAATAAAAAAAAGACAAGGATTTAGAGCATCTATCCAAGCTGCTGGTCGTGCTATTGGTGGTGTTGCAAAATCTGCAGGTGTTGTTTTACTTGTTGGACTTGCATCTTCACTTTTAGGAGAACTATCATTTCAGCAAAGAAAATTTACTAAAAAACTTGAAAATGATGTTGCATATCAATTAAAGGAAGCAGAGAGTGATCCAAACCCAATCACAAGAGCACTCAAACTCGTTGCATATAATGCTGCTCTTCCTGGGCTTAGATATTTTAATTTTGTTTCAACTGGAGTTGGAACATTACTGGATATTATTGGTGCTCCGTTTAGATATTTGGGAGAGTTGGTTAATCTTGGTATAATGTCTTTAACTGGTGATGCTGGTGGAATTAAAAAACAAAGAGAAAATCTTGGAAAACTTGATGCAAGAATAAGAGAACAAATTAGAGAGATAGTGAATACTTTAAGTTTAGGAACTCTTGCAAAAGAAAAGGGTTCTTTTGGAAGTTTATATGGATCTAGTGCGACAACGGCAATGGGGTATGCTTCTGGTGGTGCAGTTACCAGAGAAGGTCAAGAAGCAATTGGTGGTGCAATTACTAGAACTGGAGGTAAAAAAGCAATATCAAGAACATTTGAAATTCCAATGTCTCCATTAAACCCAGGAGCAAGTATTGATGGGCAGATGAATTATGTGGATCCCGATACAAAAGAACCAACAAAAAGTTCTAATATAGAAACATTTTTTCCAAATCCAGAAGATCCTCAATACATAAACTCATACGAATACTTAACTAGTTCATATAATGTAGTATCTTCCGGTGAATTTTTAAAACCATTTTTACAGATGCCTATTAAAATAATTATGGGTAATGGTTCATCGGAAGGTGATTATAACTCTCTTGCATCATCAGTCAGCAATTTATTTGTTACTATATTGAGAAGAACTTTAGTTCCAGGAACAAAAAAATCTTTAGCAGATGAACTTGGATTTGTTGATATTTTTAGTTGGGCTAGAGATTCTATAAGAAAAAGTATGATTGATCCGGTGAATAAGATATTACAATCTTTAAAAGAACAATTTATGCTTAAATCTGGTGCTGGTCCAGGACTAATTAAAGATGCGGCCGCTGGTTCTGGTGGTGCTAGTGATGAAGGAGGAGGTGGTGGATCTATAATTATGGGAACATCTTTTGATAATGGATTAGCAAAACTATTAAAAGTTTACGAAGGTTTAAAAACTTCTGCATATAAAGATGCTAAAGGAATTCCTACTATCGGAATGGGTGCAACATATTATCCCACTGGATTTAGGTTATCTGGAAAAGTTCAAATGGGGCAGACTATAACTGAAGATGAAGCCTTGATGATAAAAATGAAACATATTGTAGAGCATAGAAATAGGTTGTTGCGTGATATTTCTGCTACTGAATATGCAAAAGTTCCTGATAATGTAAAAGCAGCATTAGAATCTAAAACATTTAACTATGGTAGTCTTGGTTCAACTCTTGCAGGACTTGTAAAAGATGGAATAAAAACTAACAATTATCAATCAGTTGCAGATTATTTTAGAAACACTCTTGCTAAACATGATAATGGACTTAATTCTCGGAGAAGAAATGACGAAGCTGGTTTAATAGAAACTGGAACTAGTCAAATTGCAAAAGTTTCTTTTCCAAAGTCTTCAGGTGGTCAAGCTGTAGCAGAATATAAAGAAGAAGGAAAACAATCAACAAAAGGTCTTGAACCTTCAGATATGAAGAATGTTCAGTCAATTTCACATCCAGATACTGGGTCTGGATATACTATTGCTGGATTGAAAGATGAGCAAAGAAGACCTGCCGTGTTTAGTCAGAAGGCAGCAGCGGCTTTTGGTAGAATGATGTTAGATTCTAAAGGTGTAGTGAAGGGATCTGATATTGCAAGTAGTCAAAGAAGTCCAGCAAAAAATGCATCCGTACCAGGGGCCGCCAAAAATTCAAATCATTTGTATGGAAATGCCCTTGATATTCATGGATCTTCTCAAACTTGGATGAGAGCAAATGGAAAAAAATATGGATGGATCGTAAATGATTATAAAGAATCTCATGGAGGTCACTTTGATTTTAAGGGTTATGAAGAAGGTGGTCCTGTAAATAAAACTGACTATGCATTAACTCACCCGGGAGAATATGTTGTTGATGCAGACTCTGTAAAACTTTTTGGAATTCAGTTTTATGATATTATTAATAAAGTAGAAACAGTAAGTCAAAGAAAAAATGCTGCTGATAGTTTAATATCTATTTTAAGTCAATATACTGAAGATGGATTCCCCGAAACTGAAGATGACTATAGTTATCCTGTTCCTGCACCAGTTTATGTAATGATTCCTGGTCCAGTTATTGAAATTGGATCTTCTAGTTATGGTGGTGGAGGAGGTGGAGATGAAGATCCTTCTCAAGATGGTCTTTATCAAAGGTAAATAGTAGTAAGAAAAGATTTAAAAAATGTCTAATCTAATCACATCAGCACAAGCTAAAGAGTTTAACATTGATAAATGTTTTGTGCATTCTAATGACGGAACAACAAAAGCAGATATTGGAATTTTGATTACTGATTTATATTACTTTGAAGATCTTTTGAGTCCCACTATCAAGGTTGATATTATTTTTGGGGATACAGGTACAATAAAAAAAGATGGTGCATTAAAAACTGTCGTAGATGCTTTGCAAATGGTTGGAACTGAAAAGGTTGATTTAATACTTACAGATCCAAATGATGAAGAAATAAAAGTTACCTTATATACTGATGCAATAGTACCAATAGCAAAAGAAAACAGAAAATCTTTAGTTTCAGTAACTCTTGGATCTAAAGAATCAATTATGAATTACAAAACCACAGTAAATTATAGATTGGATGGAAGAATATCTGATCATATTACTCGTATACTCACAGAAACATTAAAGGTTGATGGAAAGAAAAAATTAGATATTGAGCAAACATCTAACAATTTAAATCATATTGGAAACAATATGAGACCATTTGCTACTATTTTACAACTTGCAAGAAAAGGAATACCTCAAACATCAAATGCTGAAGGTAATACAGCAGGTTTCTTTTTCTTTGAAACTTCTGAAGGATATAAATTTAAATCTGTGGAGGGGTTACTTTCTCCTGTTGGTAAAGAGTATAAGAGTTTAGTTCATAATGAGACTCCAGATGGAAGAGGATCAAGTGTTCCTCCTGAATATGGGGGAAAAATATTAGAATATAATGTTGTGACTCCTAGTGGAAGTGTTCAATCAAAACTACAAATTGGAACATATTCAACAAGAACAATTATGTTTGACCCTTTTAATTGTTACTATGAAGTTATAACACCAAATGTTTTGGGAGGGGGAAAAGGTGCAGAAAGTAAACTTCAAAAAGCAGGAAAAAACTTACCAAAATATAACAAAGAATTTAATCAAGAAGGTAATAATCAAGACTACTCAAGAACTCAATATATGCTAATTGATACTGGAACATTACCAGGAGGAAATACTCAACAACAAATTACAAAATCTACAACAAAAAACTTTGATCCAAAAAATATTTTAAATCAATCTGTAATGAGATATAATCAATTCTTCTCAACAAAAGTTGAAATTACAATTACAGGAGATTTTAGTTTACATGCAGGTGATTATATTTTTGTTGATGCCCCAGAAACTTCTACAAAAGATACAAAAATTATGGACAAACAATTTGGAGGGTTTTATGTAATTGCAAAGTTATGCCATTATATCAGTTTACGTTCTGGTGGTTATACCAAATTAACTTTATGTAGAGACTCCACAGGAAGAATGGGGTCTCCAAAACCATTATAAATAAGTTACTAGATAATGTATCACAATGAAAAATATAAAAAGTCATATAAAGAATAATGAGTGAAGGATCCTTATTTAATTCCGGGTTTCTTGGTGCAAGTTTTAGTTGGTGGATAGGTCAAATTGCACCCGATTCCACGTGGCGCGATAACATATTACCAGGAAAGTTTGAAAGTGTAGATCAAATTACTGGATGGGGTAGAAGATATAAGGTTCGTATTATAGGTCTTCACGATCAAGGAGAAACTGAAATAGCATCAGAACAACTTCCTTGGGCACAGGTAATGTATCCTGTGACTGG